CTGGGGTTGTTACCTGTAGGACATGTTGCTAGTAATTCTACTCCAACAATGTCTGGTAAGCCAACAATCTTGTTTGATGTTTTTAAAGACAGATTGCCAGAGTTAATGGGACCTCCTAATCCTGGGCATGCTAGATACATTGATGGTGAGTGGGTGAGTATTTATACTAAGAAGTTGAGAGCCATTGGTAGGTCGAGGGATATTAATCTCCGAGTCCTATCTCGCGTCTTAGATGTTTGTGAATTTACTAAAGTTCCTTACAAGGTAGGTTTTCTTTCTATTCACCAAGCTATCACAGGTGATTTAAGAAATATCTATCTTAATCCGAGGGATGATACTAAGGCTATTGGTCAATATCTTAGGAAGAAGGGGTATACATCTAAAACAGTTGCTCAAACTAAACCTGATGGGTCTTATTGGTTAGCTCCTGACTTAATTGAACTTGTAGATGTTAAGTTTGACTATTTGGAAAAAGGTTTTTCCTATACTTCCTTAGTCACTGGTGTGGTTAAAGATGAAGTTTTGTTGAAGTCAAAAGTAGACAAAGGAGGAGGTAGGTTGTTCTTTGTATCTGAGCTTGATGATAATGTGGTTCTCAAGATGGTCGGAGGAAATGTTCTAACAACGATTATTGGTGATTTTGAGACCCATAGCTGTGCAGCTGGATTTAATGCTTGCAGTAAGCAGTGGGGACTGTTGTATGATCATGTAACCTTTAATAGGAGACAAAGTAATCTTATTGAGGGTGATGTTTCTGCTCTAGATCTTTCTCAGGGATGTTTTTCCTTGGGTGTGTTTAGTTATTACGACAGGCAAGCTGCGTCATTAGCCTATACGAATGTTGAAAGAGCTATTCTGTCTAAGTTGTTGTTTAGTTTGCAGCGTGTCTTGGTCAGCATTGAGGGCAATTTTTATCAAACCGTCTCTTGTCTGTGGTCGGGCAGATTAGATACGTTGATTTACAATTCTATTTCTATGAAACTATTGCTTCTTTATTGTCTAGCAATTTATTTAGATGAGATTGGTCTTAGTTCTTTGTTTAGTAGTTGGAAAGATTTGTTGCATTTTGCCACTGTTGGTGATGACTTTGTTGGAGGAACTAATCCAGACAAAGAGTATCTCAACAACTTCGATTGTTTGTTTATAGCTAAAGAAGCCTTAAAAGTCGGTTTAAAGATTACTCCTGCAAGCAAAACTTCACAGATGTTGGGACATGTTAAGGCGACTGAAGCCCAATTTCTCAAGAGAAGATTCCTTGAGGTGGAGGGTAGGATCTTTGCTCCACTTGATGAACAAAGTATCTGGAAAGCTATTTGTTATCAAGTGGGCAATTTCTCTGAATTAGAAGCATTGGAGAGACTGAAGGGTGTTCTTTACACCACTCAGCTCGAGTTCTTTATGCATGGTAGGGAAAAGTTTGACGATTATCAAATTATTTTAGACAATCTTGAACCAGCTTGGTCGATTAAAAGATTAAGCTGGGATGAATGTTTAGATAAATTTGATAGAGGTTCTTTCCAAACGTGGTGAGTCACCCGTGGGACACCACGTTAATCATGTATCTTAGGGCGTAGTGTGGCGACACTGATAAAAACGCGGGTGTGGCAACAGTAAGAAATGCGACCTGGGTTGTGGCCTACACACGTATCGGCTCTAGGTAAACGAGCCAACGCTAGCAGTCGTTTAACTGTAGACTTTACGAAGTCGCAATTGGCAATTAGATCATCTTGTGTTTTCCCAAACACAAGAAAGCTATTGTCTCTTATGAGTTAGAGAAATCTAGCCAGGGAAAAACCGATCACATGAACTAAAAGCGACATGTGTGGTTCTAGCTTTTACTGAAATTAAT